ATGATTGAGAGTCAAAAAGGAAACGTTGTTCTGGTCCCAGTTGGGCTCCGTCCTGAACTGTTTCAGCAGTATTGGCTTATTAAGAATCAATTGTTGAGTGAGAATGCTTCGGGAATTTTCACGCCAGTCGTAGTGCAATGCTCCGACAATGACTTCGAATTGCTGGTACTGCAGGACAGACTGCAGATTCACGCGAAAGTTGACGATCTCGCTCAAGGAATGGCGACATCCGCCGATAGGCTTAGGCGTTTTATTCAAGCTGCTGGTTCTTCTATTGGCCCATTGAGAGGCGCCGGCCTGAACTGTCAGGTTGTTATAACTGGAAACGGTGCCGGTAGCGATTTCGTAAAAAAGACGTTCTTCAAGGAACGATTTTTTGACGAAGTCGAGGAGGGGCTGATGAATATGTCTCTCTCCTTTGCAGAGTCTCAGCGGTTCGGATTGGTTACAACGAACATTAATTCCGTAGTGCATAGTGAGACTGAGAGGTCTGGAATCCAGGTGGATTTCAACTGCCACAGGGATGTGACAACGTTGGATGACGTTGAGGATTTGTTGGCCTCGGCCAGTGACTTTGCTCAGCTCTGCCGACGTCGTTGCGATCAGATTGAACAGCGCCTGGAGGGGGAAGAATGAACGCCGTAGTGTCACATGTCAGCTCGACAGGTAAATTCGCCGATACTCGTGCAAGCGATCCACGGATTGCTGATTTTTTCGCTCGTGGCGCTTCGCTTGAACCTTCCGCTGGCGCGGAGGCTGCCAAGCGTCTCATGCCGTGGCTGGAGGCTTTCGATAAGAAGATTCTCCTTGCAAGTGCCTTCGCAGGCTTGGCAGCTGTGTCTAGCGCTTCGGCCAACTCACATCCGACTTCGACTAGTACGATCTATTTCCATGCTGCGGCTCTGAGTGCTCCAAACGACCTGGATATATGGGATGCCGATCACGCTTTGTCTGTCTGGCACGATTCAGCGAGTGCAGAGTTTTTGAATCTTTACAGTGAAGTTGAATCTTTGGCCGAAGCTGCGGTTGCGGCGCTAGAGGCCGACCCTGTTACGGAGCAAAACGCTGAGGCTTGGGCTAGAGCCCTGATCCTTAGCCAAAGAGGCTAATTGCCGATGGCAGGGATGCATTTGCTCGGTGAAAATGGATGGCAGTACAGCGATTATTCGACTCTTGAAGAACGAGAGCGCCGCTGTGAGTCTGTGCTAGTCGATCTTATTCAGGGGCGCCTCGACGCCCTTGATAGCGCCTGTGACTCTCGAAATGTGCACTTGCGCATGTTTTCAGGTATGCATCCTGATGGGATGGAGTATCTGGCCGGGAACTATCGTGGCACACAGATGGGAGTGCTGGCGTGCTACAACGTCCGGTTTGATGGACGATACGGCACTCCGCATGCGCAAGTTGAGACGTTCATGCGCTCCTTGGCCGACCGCATCCGCTCTGAAGCAGACCGGCTGCCCCGCCAGCAGTTTTCGGGCGCCGCCATGAGGCTATTCGCAACGGTCGGTGTTGCATGCGAGCTAATGGTTCGATTCATGACGATTCACCCATATGCCGATGGCAATGGGCACATCGGACGCTATGTCATTTGGGCGTTCCTTCACCGCTTCAATGTGCACGCTAAACGGTGGCCGTTGAATACACGGCCAGAGCCCAACTATTTCGATCATATTCGCAGTTTCCGCTCAGGTGACAGGGAGCCTCTTATCAGGTTCGTACTGAGTCACATGGTGTGAACGTCTTGCTTCGCGTGGACTTCTATGAGGTGAGGCAAGTAGTCTTTGGCTGAAGCCTTCAGGGGCTGGATGAAGTTACATTGCATCCGACTCATCCACAGTGGGTAGAAAATGGTCGTAGACGTTCAGCATGGCGTCTGTGACGTGGCCGCTGGCTTCTTTCTTGTTGCCCTTGGTATCGGTCACGCCCCGATGCTTTAGGCCGTGCAGCGCGAAGCGCTCTTCCTGCTGGATAATCCCGTCTCGCAAAGCATTGCGCATCAAACGACCCCAAGCCGTGTGCCAGCCATGCCCGGTGAGCATTTCTCCGTCTTCGCTGACGAACAGCGGCCGCATTTTCGGCGATAGCGGTGCATTGAGCTGAGTTATGCCGCGTTTGGCCCAGATGGCAGCACGGCGATCCTGCAGAACCTGGATCGCGACTTCAGTCTGCTCACCCTTACGTACCAAGTTGTCTCGACTGCCCTTGCGGCGGTTGGTATGAAGGACCTCGCCCTCCACATGGTGATCGGTCAGCGTTCGAACTTCGATACCGCGCAGACGCGCCTGATAGGCCAGCTCCATCGCCGCCCACAGGTAAACTGGCAGCGCTCCTTTCTCGCGCGCGCCGCGCTCACTGCAGCGCCGTGCGTAGTCTTGGACTCGGCGGAAAACATCTCGCTCAGGCATGCGGTGATCGCGCTTCTCCTTGACCTTCTTTATTCCGACGGCGGGGTTGGTGGTCACATGGTCGTGCTCGCGCGCCCAGCCAAAGACGCGGCGCAGGTAGCTGAGCCAGTGGTTCGCTTTAGTCGGGTAGCCGGGAATAGATGCATCACCAGGCTTTGTGCCTGGTCGGCCCTGGGCAATGATGTCGATCAGCCGGCGGATGAACCCTGGCGACAGGCGGTCCACGACGGCATCACCCAGCTTGCTCCCGTTCTTCAGCTGGAACACTTTGATCGCCTTCGCGTAGTCTCGATAGTGTTGCTGTGTGGTGGTGCCGAGCTGGGAGAACGCGTAGCTCTTCGCATGTTGGTCGATGACGTAGGCGACGGTACCCCTTTGCGCTTCGCCCCCGCGAGCTTCCGCGATCGCATGTAGGTCCGATAAACGCGCAGCTGGCCCGGCCACAGTCTTGCACTTCGTCCCATGCCCCTCCGGATGCGCATCGCGCACATACCAGCGTCCCCGCCCAGTCTTATCCCAGTAAATACCTTTTGGCACCTTGCTGTGATCGATGTGGGCTGGCAGATTGACGGGTATTCTTCGAGGGCGGCCGACAGTCATGGGTGATCCAGGGGGTGACGTGAAAGTTCTGAAAGGTTTTAAGGGGCTGCTAAGCGAGAAAAAGGTCGTGGATATCCTTGTTTCGCTTTGGAGAAATCTAGTCTCGTGCGTGTCGGTAATGGGGGCAGGAATTTCTCTCGTCGCGAGCGAATCAGGGCTCCTAATGTGGGTTGCGTTCTTCGTTCAGGCGATCGCGGCCTGTGCGGTTGTGCTGTCACTTCAGCTGGCCCGCCTGTCCTACTACAACGACGTCGCATCAGAAATTACAGTTGAGGTCTCGAAGTTCACGTACGCGACCTTCGTAGCGTTCGTTTGGCTGCTCATCGGAACGCTTAGCATTTCCGTCTATCTGATCGTGGAGCGGATGGTGGGGGGCCAAGGCGGCTACCCGATTGCTCTCATTGTTGGGACGTTTCTTTTCCTTCTGATAGCGAACTGGCTCGCTGTTAAGAAGGCGAAAGTGCCCGGTGTTCCAGGGGGAGATAAGGCCGCGCTAGAGCAGGAGTGACGGATCGTAGTTGTGATCATTCAGCGCAGCCGTACTGAGACCTAGTGCCTCATTCAAGGCGGTCGTCGTCGTCCAGATGCCGCCGCAGGCGTCGTACTGAAAGCGGATGTGTCGATCGCGCGCCCAGCGTTCGACTGTTGCCAGACGTGGGCGCTTCCCGGGCTGGCAGAGTTCTTGAAGGTCACGGAACTGGAGGACTTCTCCGATCATTCGACCGCCCATCCTGACTGCGTCGGTGGTCCTGCGCTGTAGAGAAGCGAAGGGAGCGCAGCGTGGCAATAGCTTGGGATCAAGCTCTGATGGTAGCGCGAGCGTGCTTGAGTTAACCCTTGTCTCCATTTCGATTCAGTGGCATGGTCGGCTCCTTTCTTAATAGGGGGCGGGGTATGGAGTTCTTCGATGCACTCAGTTCGTGCTGGTTCCTTGGGAAGACTTGCAAGCCTGAATGGAACGCATGGGCTGTTGGAGTGGCGGCCCTCGGAATTGCAGCCACCGTTTTCCTGGGGGTCATGACTCTTCGGCTGGGCAAGGCGGCAAACCGCGCTACTGCGGCGGCGCTGGCCCTTGCTGAGGCGGAAGCGAAAGCTAGGGAGGTTGCTGAAAGCAACGAGCGTCAGCTCATCTTGGCCTCGATCACAGGAGAAATTTCTCTCGCCGAGAGCAAGGCGGGCCGTGCCTCCGAAGCGCTGGAGGGCTGGGGGTGGAAGACTTTCGCGGCAGAGTCGTATTTGCAGCAATGGGCTTTTGAGGGCATGCGAATCTTCGTTTTTCCCGTCTGTGAGAGTTTTCAAGATAGGCTGCATCTGTTGGGGCAGCCGCTTGCAAGTAGGCTTGTGAGGGCGATAGGGTTTGGTCGAACCCTGAGTTCGTTTGAGTTCGACTACGTAAACAGTTCGATGGAAGACCGGCAACGCCACTTCAAACTGATGATTGTCCAGCTTAAGGCGATCAAGGAGGACCTCGGTGCGGTTTCTAAGGAGTGTCGCGATTCCAGTGAGAAGGCCGGCATCAAGTTGAACGTGAGCTTGGACGGTGTTGAACAGTGATTGCATCCGGGTCCCACGGTGACCTGGACCTCGCTGATGCTGTTTGGTGAGCATTGATGCCGGACAAGCGCAGCGAAACTGACAGCGCTTCATCGTTGCGTCCTCGCAGATCTGGTAGCTCTCGCCGCAGAGCTCGCCGCTATGGCGGCGATGGCCAGCGGTCGCACGAACCACGCAGCGAGGCCGTCCTCGGTCTCGCCCAGCCACACGAGACGCCAGTCCTCGCCGGGTGCCTTCGGATTCCAGTCGTGCAATTCCTGCACCGCGCTGAAGACTCCAGATCCGATGCCTTCTTCGGAGAATTCGCCCTCAACTACGACCAGGTCGAAGCCCTGCGCAAGGAACAGGGGGCGCAGCGAAACCTCGCGGCCATCCGCCCACATCGGTACGTCGGGGTGGCACAGAATCTCGCCGTCGGCATTGCGCGCTGGGAGACGACTCGGGTGGTACAGGCCGCGCCACGGGTCGGCCGGATCGACCACGGTGTGTGTCTGATTCCTGACCAGCTCCAGCAGCTCGGTCGCCTGCGCCAGCCGGGCCCGGGTGGTATCGCAAAGCGGCGTGTCGCCGTCCTGCATGCTGCTGCGCAGAGTCGAGACATAGGCGGCTACGGCTGCTTCGAACACGCGCAGATCCTGCAAGCGCGGGAGGCGATGATGCAGATCACGCAATGCGGCCTGGGCCTGGGCGAGGGTGATGGCCTTCGCCTGGTTTGGCAGCCACACCGCCTCGACAGCGATCGCACTGATCGTTTCGAATGCGTCGCGCAGAACGAGGCAGTTCGTGGGGAGAGTGGCAAGTTTCTCGGTCATCGGCGGGCCTGCTCAAATTGGGTATCGGTGTTGACGAAAGCGCCAGCGAGCGGCGGTGTTGGGGACGGCTGCTCAGTGCCAGCGGAGCGAAGGGGGAACGGCGCGGCGTGGCGATAGCGGCGGTTCGGGTCGTGGGCGAACTTGCCACCCTCGATGCGGATCACCTGGTACTCGGGGAACGCCTCATCGGGCAGCGTCTGACGCGCCTCGTGCATCAGCGCCACGAATCGCGCCTGCCACTCGACCGGCATCGACTGCAGGGTGCGTCGCGGCACGACGTGGTAGGCCGCGCGACTGAGGCCGAATGCGTGCCACGCCGGGCCATCGGAGTACGTACTGCCCGGCCTGCCGGGCTCGGTGATAACTGGCGATGGGGAGTCGTTGCTCATTGGCACCTCAGTCGATGTCCTGGGCCGCCATGCGCTCTGCACAGCTGCCGTGGTTGGCCGCGTGACGGCTCACCAGCGGGCGGAGCGGTGTGTGCCCCAGCACCTCGATGTGCCCGCCCGCCGCGAGGAACGCGTCCAGGTCGTCGGCCAGCTGCTGCCGGTCCAGTTCCCGGTGTCGGATCGTGGTCGCCGCGTCACTGACGCCAGTAAGCGGACCTGACGTGCTGGCCCGCTGCACCCGGGCAGGCGCCGCGCGCAGCGGGGCGATCGCATGTTGCGTGTGGCTAGAGAGGCGCCAGATCCCGCGCACACCCGAGCGGTGGCAAATGGCCTGGCCGCTGCGCGCCAACCCCTTCAGCGTGTAGCCGATGGCCTGGTGAGTGCCGTTGATGCGACCAACGGTCTTGATCTGCGCGACCGTGGCGCCTTGCGGAAACAGGGACAGGGCCCTGCGCACTTCGGCAGCGCGGCCGGTCTGCTGCGGACGGGCGCTCATGCGCAGGCCTCAGGGGGCAGTTCGAGCACGGCCGAGCCGAGGTGCATCACCTTGGACGAGCTGTCCGCGACAGCGTCGGGGTTGTCGGTCAGTACCAGCGTGTTGTCCAGCGGATAGCTGCTGTGCCCATCCCAGTTGTCAATCACGGCCTGCAGGCCGAAGTGTTCGCGCAGCTCCTGCGCGTTTACGTTTTCGCCGCACAGATGCGGCGTGTAGATCACAACAGAACGGCTCATGCCGGAATTCCTCGCGTGCGGCGCGTAGCGCGGTTGATGGGGGAGGTCGACCGAACGCGCACGCCCTGGCGGTCGAGCCAGCGATGCGCGGCCTGTGCGGCCAGTCGGTTGAGGGAGAACGTGGCGCCGCCGAGGGTGAGCGAGTGGTGCGAGACCCCCACGCTCCGGCTGGCGCTAGCTGCGACCTTCAGCAGCGACTCGCGTGGCGCGGCGGTGTAAAGGCCGGCCCACAGCCAGCCCTGGCACACCATCAGCACGAGCGACTCGCCCTGATGGCCGGTGGCGAATTGCTGCTCCACGGGCAAAGTGGGCTGCACGCTCATGCCGTCATTGCCAGGTCGCGTGCCTTGGCGATCTCAGCCTCGGCGGCGGCGATGCCGGTGGTGGTCAAGGTCGCTTTGCGCGGCAGCTGCGGATCGTCGTACCGGATCAGCACGCGCTCATCCAGCCAGTTCATGACGCGGCGCGTGAACAGTTTTTCGGGGCGGTTGCTGGGCGCAAACCCGTTGGCGGTACGGTGGAGGGTGTGATCCGAAGCGCCATGCGCTGCGAGCAACGCGGCTTTTTCCTTCGGCTTCAGTGGAGCGGCCATGGGCAGTTCTCCTGGTCAGGCAGCGATGGGCGTGGAAGGGGAAGCGGCAGCGATCTCGGCCAGGACCTCGCCGCGATGCCGGGCGAGCAGGGAGATCGGGATGCGCAGGTGGGCAAGGCTCGAATCGGTCCAGCGCAGCTCGGCCAACGCGGCCTTTTCCATCGGTACCGGACGGGTGGCTAGGCCACACCGATGGCATTCGATGTGCAGCAATGGCGGGCAGGGCGTGCCCAGGCGATGACCGGTCGGGGCGCCTTCGGTCACCACGATTTGCGGTCGGTGGCCGGGCCAGCACAGCGGTACGGAATCGGGGAGGGGGCGAGCGGTCTGGCGCATGGTCAGCCCCTCACCGAGGTGCTGATTGCCCAACGCGCCTTCACTGCGCCGCGGTCGCTGTGCGCCTGGTGGATCTCAGCAACGCGCAGCGGCACGACGACCGCGGCCACCAGCGCGACAGCTGCCCAGGCGCAGCGGCGGCGCCGGCTCATGCCCGCACCTCGGCCGACATGTCGCGCGAGCAGGCTTCCAAGCGGAGGCTGGCGACGCCCATGCGCCGGGAGCGGCGCAGCTGGTTGCGGCTGTGTTCGCCCTTGCTGCGGGCCCACAAGGTCCGGGCGGTGCTGTGATCGCGTGCTGCCACGGCCCGCAGGGCCTTCACGGCCAACAGCGGCAGCAGGCAGGGGCTTGGATCGGCGTAGCGATGAGACATGGCGCGCTCCTGTTCGAAGGAGGGCGCCGGCGGGTCAGTGGCCGAGGGGGCGGCTACTGCCGGTCAGGGGAGGTGCCGGCAGGTGGCGACCCGCCGGTCGCCCGCCAGCTGAAGAGCTGGCAGGCGAAGTAAACCATGGCTTTATTTCAATGTAAAGCTGTGATTTATTTTAAAGCAGCTTTTGCATGTAGCCTTGCCCGCCTTGGAGCTGAGCCTCCCCTTGGGCTGACACAAGTCGCCCGTCGCGGAACAAGAACCCATAGCGCTTCAGTCCGGTGAATCCACCGTAGCTGTTCTTCGCGTTGACGCTGCACAGTAGGCGCCACCCATACGTGACCTTGCCCCCGTTGATAGGGGCGTCTTTGAAGTAGCCCGAGCTAACGTTTTCGCAGGACCACACGGCGCTGTAGGGGTCTTTCAGTCGTGGATTGAGGAACTGCTTGGCCTGTTCTTCAGCCTGTTCCTGGCCAATCGGCGTCCCGTAGTCTGCTGCTGCAACTTCCGTGGCAGTCGGCACGGAGACGCAAGCCGTCAGGAAGGTGGACACGGCTGCCGCCAGGGTGAGTCCTTTCATGTATCAGTCTCCATTCTCTGTCTAGTTCAGCCGATCGATACGGTTTCGAAGGCAGACCTTGCCTCCGATGATCGCGCCCGTGGGGAGCCGGAAAGCGGGGTAAAGGGCGGTGTTGGCGCTGACCACGTAGACGGCTTCGCCGCGATCCTGGAGCGCCTTGATCTGTTGCCCATTGCCCGTGTTGATGAGATAGATGCCGTCGCCGTCAAAGGACGTAATTCCTGTGTCAACGATCAGAGACTCACCTGGTTGGATCACCGGGATCATCGAGTCACCGCGACCCGTGACCAACACAAGGCGGCCCGGCGGCGGGATGTAGCCGACAACTGAGCGAATGTAGGTCGGGGTGAAGTCCATGGACTTGATCACCTCCGGATAGTCATCGTTGATACGTCCCTCACCCATGTCAGCCTCGCCGTCCAGTTGCATCACTCGGACATAGTCGTACGCCTGTCTCTCAGGCGCTGAGACTGAACCGGATGCATCCGCGTCGTCGGCTTGGCTGACATCGTCAGTGATGTGCACGTCCAGAAAGTAGTCCACTCGTCTGCCGGTGAGCTTGGCTAGCGTTGGGATGTGCGTGCGATCGATCGATCCGCGCCGCTCCCAACCCGTAACGGCTTGAGGGTTGATCCCGCACTCCTTGGCAACCCGTGCCTTCGTTCCCCGGGCCGACTGGTCGAATGCGAAGCGAATACGTCTGGCGAGTTCGTCGTTATCAAGCATAGCTTGATGATCGGCCTTTGGACGCGCAGAGCCAATAAACCGAGGGTTTACATATGAAGTAAAGCTGTGCTTTACTTGGTGCATGAGAGCGATCCTAGAAGCTGTTGAGAAAACGGAGGGCGGGCAGGCGGCCCTGGCGCGCCGGCTTGGGGTGTCTCCGCAGCAGTTGAATCAGTGGGTCAAGGCCGCGCGTCCCGTACCTCCGAAGCACGCCCTGTCTATTGAGCGCGTCACAGGTGTATCGCGGCACGCCCTGAGGCCAGACGTGTTCGGGCCATCTCCGGATACTCGCGAGGAGGCGCCCGCAAGTGCCGTCGCGTGATCCGAATCTAACCATTGCGATCTCACGGTTCGGCTGGGTAGCTGGCCACCGTCGCTATCGGCTGGCTCGCGTGTACCTCCAGCTCCGCAAGTGCGGGGTGATCGTCCTGCTGCTCGCTGCGATGACATGTGCGGTGCATGTGCTGTTCTGGGGCCCAGAACACGCAAACGACGCCGCCGAGCCCACTGCAAATGTTGAACGTGCGCAAGGCTGTAAAGCGCATTCGAACTGGGAAGCTGCTGATCTCTGCCATGGCGCCAATGTTGCGCTGGCCGCTGCCCGCCTTCCCACGATGATAACTGCCGTGTTTCAGGGGAAAGCATGACCTGCCTTCGCTCTGACCTGTACTGGCGGGATGCGCTGCACAGCGCAGTAGCACGTGCCCCAGGCGGCCTGCAGGATGCCGCAACGTACATCAGCAAGCGCCGAGGCAAGTCGATCTCAACCGAGACCCTGCGCAAGAAGCTCCGCGGCATCGATGGTGAAGCGATCTCCATGGAGATGGCCGAGATCCTGACGGACTACCTGCAGCAGTTCGTGGTCACGCAGGAGATTGCGACCGACTGGGTGTGCTCCCTCGCAGGCCAGTACGACCTGATGGTGGACTACGTCCCGCCGCCGCCCGAGGGTGGCTGGCCCGATGAGCTGGCCGCGATCCAGGTGAAGCTACTGGAGCTGCACAAGCTGACCGGAGCGCTGGCCGGGGCGGGTATCGATGCGCTGGCAGACCGAAGGCTGACCATCCCTGAGGCCGACCGAATTCAAGACCTGTCGCGCGATGTGCGCCGGCTCTGCTACCGCTTGGAGCGCAACGCGTGCCGTGCGGCTGGACAGCAGGGGGCGGAGGATTGACGTGGCAACCCACCACGCCCATCGATCCCGGTATCGACGGCGTGGCATAGCCAGCGCGTCTGCACGGCAGGCGATGGAGCTGGCGGCCCTGGCGCTGACAGATGCTGTGCCTGGGTTGATCGGTGAAGAAGCATTGGCAGAGCGAGAGCGCATCCGCCAGCGACAAGAACAGCGAGACAACCGGCAGCTCGGGCTGCCTTTGGGGAACCCTGATGTACGAAGCACGCATTGATTCGGCCCCATCCCCCCGGGTGGCTCGTGAAAGGCCGCGTGATGCCCGAGCTACTGAATCGCACCCGGCATCGAGAGCGATTCTCGATTCCAGCGAAGGGTCCTCCCTGGGCATCCCCGTCGCGGGTAATTCGGACCCCGTTCTTTGGGTAGATAGCAGGTCGGGAAACTACTGAATGTCTGAGAATTATGGGGATGTGCTGCAGCAGCTGCAGTCAGCCGGCCTGCTGGTCACGGACCTGGATACGACCGGGCGCATGGTTCGCTGCCGCGTCGAGGGCTCGCGCGAGCGCCGTGGCTGGTATGCACTCCACGAACTGAACACCTCCGCCGGCGAAATCCTGGTTGTCGGTACGTACGGCATCTGGCAGGGCAACGAGAACGGCGCAACGAAAGTCGATCTTCGCAAGCGCGATAAGACTTTCTCCGATGAGCAGCGCGAAGCGCTGCGCAATCGACTGGCTGAGGATCGTCGCCGGGCGGAGTCTGCCCGGCAGACCCAAGCGAAGAGGGCGGCAGAGAGGGCATCGTCGGCCTGGGCAAAGGCCAATGCAGTCGGCGAGGCCGACTACCTGGTCAGCAAGGGTGTGCAGGGCTTCGGCCTGCGCTACGGCACCACCGGGGCGGCGCTTGTGCCGCTGCTGGACGTCAACGGCCAGGTGCATGGCCTTCAGGTATTGCGCAGCGCGAAGCTTGCCGCCGCAGGGCGCAAGCCTGCAAAGGAATACTGGCCGGCCGGTATGGTCAAGAAGGGCCACTTCCACCTGATCGGAGGAAGCCCGCAGTGGATCCTGCTGGTGGCCGAAGGCTATGCCACTGCGGCTACGCTGCACATGGCGACTGGCTACCCTGTGGCCGTGGCGTTCGATGCTGGCAACATGCTGGCCGTCGCCTCGGCGCTGGCGAAGCGATATCGCGGCATCAAGATGCTGCTGTGTGCCGACGACGACGTGCTGCAGAAATGCCGGCACTGCAAGAGCCGCCTTGTGCTGGCAGACCATCCCCAGTTCTGCCCATCGTGCGCGCAGCCGCACGGCGCGTCGAACGCCGGCCGGCTCGGTGCCGAGGCCGCGGCGCTGGACGTGGGCGGAGCGGTGCTGCACCCGGCTTTTGCCGATGAGCCGGCCAGGCGTGAGCGCTTTATCGACAGCGGCCGCAAGATCAGCGACTTCAACGATCTACACGCACAAGAGGGCCTG